TTACATATATGTACTTATATGTATATCTAAATGTTGTCTTTCCCCCTCATGTTTAAATTTTTTTCTTTCTCTTTCTTCAACTTGTGCCACAATTAGCGTTTCGGTATATGTGCCACAATAAACCTTTAAAAAAGAGTAGGTTGACAATAAATAAAAAGAAAAGAGGATAGTAATAGTAGTCTGCGAATTACTCCTATTAATACCCTCTAAAACCACCAGGAAGGGGCCTATTTTGGTCAGGAAGGCCTCTCTTGTATCTTTCATGAGTAATTTATCATCCAAGAAATTTTTGTGTAAATTATTTTTATTAGTTAGTGTGATTTCTTTTGGATGACTATGACTCATTAAGGTGCCTTCAAGGGGCAAATAGACCCCTTCATTGCAATCTATGAACGATATGGAGCAAGGTTCTTAAGGTGATAGTGTCCTGTGGATAATTGTTGTTTACCCATATCAGTAATATATGTAATACCCCTATCAGGGTCAGACCATGCTTCTAATTGTTCTTCAAGGTGTTCTTCAATGCCCGTATCAGCATCTCTATCCAAAACCTCTTTCCAATGGGCTACTGCCATAGACACAGCATCTAAGCGGTCATCATGTGCCAATGCGCCCCTTTCGTTACATAAACGGGTCATCTGGTAAAACAATGAGTACGCTGGGTTGCCCTCATAGACACCATAATCTTCCATGATTACTGTGATATTTATGATAAGCCTGTGTTGCATCATAACAGGCTCTAAGGTGTCTATAATGCGTTGTTCTTTTTGTGTCCTATTGTTTACTTCTGAAGTAGCACAAGGATGTGTTTTGTTTAATACGGGTTTTAATAATTGTAAGAACATACCATCCCCAAAGTTAGACTCAATAACAACCTCATTAACTCCATAAAATTTAGCCTTCAAAGCTAAAGCAGAAAGAGTTTCAGGAGCATAACCGTTACGATATCCTCCTACTTCCATAAGAAATAAATAACCATTTAGGTACTTTACAATAGCGTATGCTGACTCATCTTTGCCACGTCCTGATGGGTCTATTGCCATTACTGTTCCTGTATAATTTTCTGTCTCTTCAGAGCGACTTAATGCCCCATAAAAGTAATCGCCTTTAAGTGCCACACAGGGTACATCATGTAACCTTTTAGACGGCTCACTGCACCATGCCCATTTCATGGAAGAGCTATTAAGGTCTAAATCGGCCACAATGAGGTCTTTTACTTTCAATGGGTACTTCTCGGCATCAGACAGGTTTGTATTGAGCATGAACTGTAAAGCAAAACCTGCACGCCCATAGGATAGCTTACGTTTTGCTATCTCATCTTCATCGAACCTTTCAGGGTCAGTAGGCAACCCACTGTACCTTGTAGGGTTCGTATCAAACTTCTGGGCAATAAAGGGGGCTAATTCGTCCCCATAATTTTCACGTTCTTTTTGGTCTTTTGGATAGGTAACTGTCCATACCATCTTTTTGTACCCACGTTTTGTCAATTCATTATAAAGAGACATCTCATTCTGTGGGGTTCCCAGGTAGATAATTTGTCCTCCTGGTTTTAAGACAGCATCAAATTCTTTGACGGCTTCTGATAACTTATCTCTTTGTATTTGCGTCCCAGAATTGTTTGGGACCTCCACGTCATCGGCGATTAGCAGGTCTGCACGGCTCCCTGTAATCTGGCCTGTAATTCCCACTGATTTAACAGACGGGGAAATATCAGGGACAGCAAGACCAACATCAAAAAGATTTTGGGTGTCTCTTTGCCCCCTTTGTGGCAGTAAAGGTTCCAAAAAAGGCAGCAACATAATAATACGTTTAATAAATACAGCGTTTGCATCTGCTCTGTCTTTGGAGGCGGAGACAACCAATACCTTTAGCTGTGGGTCTTTCCACAATCGCCATACTGTATAGGCACAAGTCAGGAAAGACTTAGCAACCCCACGGAAACCCTCAATGATAAAGCGGTCTCCAGGTGGGGTCATTAAGTATTTTGCTATGTCATATTGAATGGCAGTGGGGGCAGGAAGACCAATACTTTTCCAGACCATGAAGACAAAGACACGAAAATCTTTGCTTGCTTCTGTTATCTGTTCTTCTGTCCACACTCTTTATCACCTCATGTCTTTAAAGATGGGAATTACTTCGGTTGCCTGTTTCTTTAATTCCGTCATTCCCTTAGTTTCTGGTGTGGTCTTCATATCGTTTTCTTTAAGAAACTTCCGTACCTTATCCAGAAAAGCAGGGTTCTTTCTTAGCTCTTTGTCTTTCAAGCCTTCAAGCAGGGCGGTGACTTCCAGTTCTGCTATCTGGTCTATCAACTTTTCATCAATTTTTATCATGCGTTATGCACCCCATAATCATCGTAAGCTTGCAGTGTATTTGCATCAATAATAGACAAAACTTTATTTGCATAGTCAGGGTCGGTTGCATAGACACTACCCATAGCATAGACAAAGGAGGCGACATCAAAAGTGTTGCTCCAAATCTGCCATGCTTCCGCATATGCAGGTTCTTCAGCCATCAAAATACACCAATCTTCGCAAGCTTCTTCCAAAGAATTGTAGTCCTGGAAGCGGTCTTCAATTGTATAATAGCCATATGTATCAGACCACTCCTGTGTTTCTGTGACAATATAAGGGCCTGTTCCGTTCCACTTACGGCCAAAGATGTTGTAATCACCAATCACATACCGCCCCCAGCCACTCTCCAGAGCCCCCTGTGCAATCAATACGGATGCAGGAAGGTTCCATTTATGTGCTACTGCGACCGCTTTAGGCCCTAACCAATTAATAAATTCATCAGGTGTCATGCATGTCTCCTTTCTTCTTTAATGGCTTTATACATCTTGTATAGCAGCCAACCTATTTGAATTATTGTATAAATGCAGGTCAGTATGTAGACCCACTCATTCCAAGAAAAACCCATAAAAGTCGAAAAGGTCACACCCGCTGAAGGTGTAACCTTTATAACATCATTTCTAAATGTTTCTGTTCTCAAAATTTCACCACCAACCTGAATGCAAAAAGCAAGCATAAAAATAAAAACCAAAAAGTAAGCATATCGTGATATCGCATTTGTTCCTCCTTAATACACTATAATCTGAAGGGGTGCTCGCTGGTTATTATATGCCTTTAAGTAGTTGTAGACGTCATTATTAAAACGTGTTCTCCAGTGACCATCATCTGGAAATATCATATCTAAAGACGTATCACCAATAAGTACCTGTGCGTGCCGCCTTGCTCCATTTGTAACAAAAAAATCTAAGCTATTTGCATGCCTTGCACTTGTTATACGCTCAAAGGAAACACCATTTATGTTCTTCGGGTTAAAGTCTGTACCTACAAGGGTACTGGACTTTATTGTAATAAACAGTGTACAAGAAACATAAGCAAAGGTAGCACCAGCGGCAGTTACTGTCACATTATTGTCTGTTAGTGTCCCTGAAGACACATTTAATGCCCCAGGATTATAACCATCATGCCCTACTATTGTAGCTATCCATTGTGTCCCATAAGGGAACCAATGCTCATTTTCATCTGTCCAGCTTTGTCCCCCAGCATGTAATGTAATTGTCTGATTGGGGCTTTGCTGTATTTTTAAATAAAACTCTCCATTTTGGAGAATTTGATACGTTTTATTATTTTTTAAAGTACGTACAGCTGTGCTGCCTCCCGCTGCTTCATTACCTAAATAGGGAGTAATAGGCATAAATAATATCTGATTGTCAATTAATAACGGCAACCAATTATTATCTGTATTACACTCCTCTTTTCGTGTGTACAATGAAATGGGGTACGTTTTATTTGCCTTACTATCATATATTTTTAAAGAGTGGTTTGAATAACTCATTCTATCCACATCTCCCCATTAGGAAAATAAAGGTGACCATTTTCCCCTATAATGGGGTTCTGCACCCACCCTGTCCATCCCCCATTGTTATATGTGTTATACCAAATAACAGTCTGGTTTTTAGCATTATTGACACCAACCACTTGAACAGTAATGCACTTATTGGACACATAAAAGACCTGTCGTATGCCCCAAGATACATTAGGCGGCGTGTTTATCTGTGTGTTGTCAGCTATTAAATGGGGCTGGTTTAGGGGACTATAAGGGTCATCTAAGGATACAAGGAGACAATCACTAAGCCCCCCATTATTCATTGCAGCCGCCAGTGTTTCTTCTTTTTTAGCATATTTCTGTTCACTGACCTGTCTTGTATCATAAGCAGCGGGGTTCCATGTTGCAGCCTGTTGTGCACTTTTAGCAGCAGCCTGTGCAGATTGTGCCGCCTGTGTTGCCTGTGTTGTTGCTTTGGTTGCTTGCTGCTGTGCTACTGTTTGTGAAGTATTAGCCTGTTGGGCTGCTGTATTTGCTTCTCTTGCCTTAGCAACTGTGGTCTGCATATAGATTTTTACCTCATTTAGTACAGAGACACATTGAGACCACAGGTCTTTTGCAAGTAAAGCCCATGAACGACTGGATTGTGTCTTACCTGTCGAAGACTCTGTATCAGTTTGTCCATCAGGAGAACCCGTTGATATTGCCCAATCTTTAGCTTTGTTCTGTGCAGCCACTGCCTGTAAGCTGGCCTGGGCAGCACTACTTGCGGAAGCCTCCCCCGCCTGTTTCAGAGCATTAAGTCTATTTAAATAGGTATTTCCTGTTTGTGTAATATCCTGCACCTGTTCCTGCCCCTTTGCTTTCAATTCATTCAAAAAGGACTCTTTATTTGCTGTAATGTAGTGCAGCGTAACAGCATCTGTGGGGTCTTGAGGGTCTAAAAGATTAATAATGCGGTGCATACGTGCATCCCAGGCCTGTGCTGCTTCAGACAGAGCCATACCCCCATCACGTACTTCATCTCTGGTTTCTTCCGCCAAGTGCAGCAGCTGTACTTCTTGTACAGACATATCGACTGCTTTTAGTACAGACGCATCTTTCCAGGCTACCAAAGGCTGTGTAGTGGTCTGCCTTACAATTTCTATCTTCAGGTTAGTAGGAGACGCCAGGGTAATTTGTTTATCTGTTACAATGTATTCACTACCCTGTACCAGTTCTTTTCGTGTCTCATTATCTATCAAACGTACTTTAACAAAAGCCTTGCGAAGATAATCAAACGAAAAAGAATAGACCCGCTGTGTCCCATTGCCCTGGTATGTCACCTGTGTTTTTCTTTCGTCAGCCATAAGGCTCCTTTCTTACAAAAAAAAAATAGAGGGCCATTAAGACCCTCTCTGTATTTAAAATAGCTTTACCACCCTATCCAATTCAAGAAAAGTACAATAAGAGCGGCCCCAGCATAAAAGTTTACAAAAATCTGAATAACATGCCAAAACAGGCTCCACCCAGTATAATAGTCCCAAACTTCTTTACTATGTATTGTTTCATAAATACGTAAACGTATCTTCTTTTCTTCAGGACTTAAAGAGTGCCAGTTTTTATCCCATTCTCCTGTATAACCTTCATGCATGTGTTATCCTCCTGTTAGCTTTTCTAAAAGACCTTTCTGCTTATATACTTTCTTCTTAGGTGTAGGTTTTTTGGTCTTAGGTTTCTTTATGTTCACCTTATCTTTAATAAGAGAAGACACACCTACCATTGCCCACCAAGACCCCAGTGGTAAAGACCTCATCAGATTATCAAAATCTCTGGTGTCTCCCTGGTGAGTAGCAAGGTCATAAGCACCTACCGCTCCATAAGCTGTCTTATCCAAAACACCAATAGCAGGGGCCTGCCCAATAGCCTTACCAAGCTTACCACTAACGGACATATCCGAACGGGACTTCTTATAAGTATTATCTACTGTTGTCCTAAAGCCCTGGAAATCCGTAAACATTTCCGCTACATCGGTACCTACAGACAGAATAGACATAAAGGATGCTCTTGTCAACCCCGCCAGGGCTAAACGCTGTGGCGTAAGGTTTCTATTAAAGAAGGCCTCTCGTTTGGCAGTATCATTGGGGTACATAGCGTATCCTCTGGCTACTGTCAAGCCATAGTAGGTCATAGCATTTGTGCCCATGGAGAACATTAATGCCATCCCATCGTCCACTTCATGGGACTGTAATGCCCTCATCATCTGTCCATTAATAGTTCTGAACGTGAAATCTTTAAACTGGAAGAACAGCTTAGTGTACCAATTAGCATCTTTAAGGTACCCAGTGTTCCCTATGGTTTGCTGTTGTATAGACCGCAATGATTGGTTTCTAACCAGCTGTCTCCATAATGTAAACGTATCAGGAGACTCCTGCATCCATTTGTCCATGGAGGCTGCTACCTGGTCTTGTGAAACATCCAGGTATTTCTTTATATCCCGTTTCATACTAACCGTATCAGACACCCCTGCTGCTTTCAGTTTCTTTGCGCTTACGGGGTTCCTAAAGGCACTAAATGTTTTACCATTTGCCCAATCTATAAGGTCTGTAATGGCACTAATACGGGACTCCTGTTCCATAGCGTCTGTCAGCTTTGTCATCTGGTTTACAGTAGAGGTCAATAAGGACTCTCTATGTGTCCATTTGTAAGCACTATCGGCCACTGTGGACAATAAGGTACGTGAACCGTCATCATTATGTGCCATGGTTTGACTAAAAGCACGATTAGTCATAGAGGAACTCATATGCCACGCTTTGGTCGCAATAGACTCTCCCTTTAGGTGCTTTTCTGCTGCCTCAGCAATAGACGCCAGTTCTCCCTTAGACATATGTCTCCAACCTCTGGCCAATGTTTTACCAAAGACAGGAACACCAGATAGTAAGGAATGAAAGCCGCTGTAGGCAACCATAGACCCAATTTCACCTGTTTGTGCAAAGGTCATGTTACCGCCCACATTTGCATAAGAGTGCTTCCGTATCATATTAGAAAACAAGTTCCAATTCTTCATGTCTGCTGTATTATAATCACCTACACCTCTTATCATCTGGATAGAACGTCTTAATGCATCTTTCTGTCTCTCTGCACCCCCCTTGCCTAATATATGTTTGCTTTTTTCTAATTCCTGAGCACATGTATCCAGAAAGTCTTTTGTGCCCCCCTCGCCAAAGGTGGCATGTAAGGCAACATCACCCGACATTCTGTTTATCATCTGTGGCATAATTTTGTCTATATCAAAATCACGCATATCTCGGTCAAAACAGAAGGTAACACCATTACCAATATCCATTTCAGCAGATGTATCCATAGGAAAACGATGATTAAAGGAGGCCATACTGTCCCTAAAAGTAGACACATCCCCATCCATAAATTCCATATCAGACATGTGCCTATCTCTAATACCAAAGGCCCAGTCCTTAGCGTTTTCCTCTATCCAGGCATCCACGGCTTCATCGGTTACGTCTGTCTTAACAGGTGGGACGTCTTTAGGGCCATGTGGTTTACTGTTATATTGGAGGCGTGCAATATCAAAGTTTTGTTTAGCTTTATGTTCCAGCTGTTCTCTAATGACCTTTTTATTTGCGTTACGCCTTGCATAATCCGTAAGCATTTCCTGGAATTTATCCCAGCCTTTAGCACCACCATAATAATGTGCTCCTACATAGTCATACATCTTATCCATGTCTACAATACGGTAAAACTCATCATCATTAAAGAGACCATCATGACTAAGATATGCTCCTGTACCTTTTCGTCCACCTAACTTTTCACCTTCCGCTACCCCAAATTCCATCATATCTTTACGAAGGGCTTTCATGCGCCTTGCTAAAGACACAATATCCGCAGGGTATTTAGCCAGGGTGTCCGCCTTACCCAGGGCCGCACAGTTTTCATTAAGTAAGTTATAACATTTAACAATGTCTTCATTGACTTTATTGATATACTTATTCCTTAATGCCCCCACATGACCATACGTTTTCACCGTATATTTGATACGGTCATCCATAAAATCATTATACATAGACAGCCAGCGGTCTTGCATAAACCGTTTAATGTCCTCTGTTGATTGTGTCATACCGAAACGTTCATGGCCACGCATTTGTGCATCGTGTAAAAGGATATTTGCTGCTTCTCTTAACCGTGGTAAACGGGAAGAAGACAGCTTACCATAAAGAGTGCCTGGAAGCCAGCCCGCCTCTAACCATTCCCCTGGAGAAAAATGAAGACCCAGGAAATCAAGGTACCAGTGTTTATTTTCTTTAGACACAGCCCCTTTAGTATCCATAAAGGTCTCATGAACAGGGGTTAGCATATTGTCTTTGGAATAATGAATATCCATAACTACATTAGACCCATCCGAAAGCAAGGATGCAACGGGCTGATTTTTAAACGCATATCCTCTTACAAGAATATCTCTTATATCCGCATCATTTATTTGCATGCCCTGGGTGTCTAAACTACGTTTAAGCTTCTGCCATACTCTATCATTCTCATCATAATAATGAGATAACCAATATTGTATTGCTTCATCGGTAGTTTTTGTCTGTTGCTTTGCTTTTTCCCAGTTTCTATAAGATTTTATAGCACCTTTATTATAGCGTCTTTTTTCTATGAGATGAACAACGTCCTGATAAGCTTGTTGATGCTTTACCAGTGCAGATAACCCTGTTGTTTTGAGACTCTGCTGAACCAGCTTCTTCAAAGCAACATCAGACAAGTCTTCTTCATTTTTATAAAGGGCCTTTTTAAGATATTTCCATAAACTATCTTTATTATTAAAAGTGTGTTCTGCCCAATAAGCTAATGCCTCTTCTGGCGTATCAGCCTGCTTTGCTGCTTGTCTCCATGCCTTGTTAGAGGACCGCTGCATCTTTTGTTTTACAATATCCATGATATTGTCATACATCTTTTTATCCTTAACGATGGCCTTAAAACCCTGATGTACACCTACTTCATGTGCCACTAAGCCCTTAATGTTCTTAGGTGTCACCTTATCGGACAATAAAACAGACACACCTGATGCCTTATCAGTAAAGGCTACTGCTTTCTTGTCTAAAGAAATGCCATTGTGGGCAGCCAGCTTCTCTGCGTGCTCTCTGGACACAATAAAGAGCTTATTAGCATCCATGAGTTCCTGTGCCTCTTTGCTACCATCCGCCAGCCGCCTCTGGTTTACTTTGGACAGGTAGTCTACTACTTGCCCTTTATGTGACATAGGGGAGACATAATCCTCTGCCTGTGCCACTATGGTTCTTTTAGTCTCCTCTATAGTGTCTTCAAGGGCGTTAATCTTCTTACCTCGGACACCTGCCTTACGCAAACGTCCTGCAAGGCCTATAGCGCCCCCAATGGCCCCACCAAGGAAAGCAGCAGAAGCATAGTCTGGTTCCCAGCCACCATAATTCTTTGCTGCCCAGCGGTTTGTTGTAGCTACAGCAGAGCCTAAAGCAACTTTCGTGCCACACTGAATGGCAAAGTTATCCATACCTGTAATAGCCGAAGACACCCGCATTTGTTTCTTTAAAAGTGAAATCTTTTTAGTTAAAGCAGCTACCTTACCAGCTTTTGCCAGTAAGGCTGTACCACCAGAGACACCCGCAGCTACAATAGTTACAGGGTCAAATAAAGCCCCCACCACAGAGCCCAATGTAGATAGCCCATATTCCATCTGGGAAACACGTGCCCTCCTTTGCATGTCCTCTTGCTTCATGTGGAGGAGCTCTTGTAAGGCTTCTGCACTGGATGCATGTGTTAAGACATATTCCTGTGCTGCTAACGCTCCCGCTATCTTGTTGCCTTGTGTATCTGTATCTGGCAATTCTCTTTTAACCATCTCTACTTCTTCTTGAGATGGATTATATGTATCCAAAAAGTGAGACACCCCTGATGCATTTATGTTTGCCCAAAGGTTTCTTAAGACTGCCCAAGCACCATCATCGACTACATTATCAATAAATTTATCTTTTGTTTCTTCCCATGTTCTTTCAAAGTAAGACGGATGGTGGTTGTCTTCAGGCATAGGTGCGGGTGTCTCTCCCCAAGGCCCTATTGGGTGCGCCTCTTCAAACACCTGAAAATCAGGAGACACACCTAAAGCACTGGTTAACCCTGAAGCATATTCTTCTACAGACGCCCCATAATAACCGCCATTCTTTAATGCTTGTGCATAAGATATGGGGTCTGTTGCATCTGCAATACCATTCTCGACATAATTTGCCAGATAAGCACCAGCAAATCTTGCCCCCTCTTCTCTGGAAGAAAAAGGCTTATACCAGAGGTCTCCATCGGGTTGTCTCCAGTCATCCCCCATATCTTCAGTGGTTGTAAAGCCCCCTAAATTGTTTCCTGTTCGGAAGAGTTCAGACGTAAAGCCCCCTGTCTCATGGTACCACTGTGCCCATATCAGATTAGGGTCAAGATATCTACCTGTCTTATTTTGAAATTCCTGTGCAGCTATCTCTGCCAAATCCATATATGGTTTCATATCACCTGGCACTTAGACACCTCCTTATCAATCTATAATTCCCTTAAACCTATCTAAAATATCATCAGTGATACTATCATTATCATCTGACGTATCATCTGTATTTGTTTCACTATCTATAATAGCTGCCCCTGTTTCATTACCGCTGGCTAATTCATCAGACATAATATTGGACTGCTCTGTAAATTGTGCTTTGGTATAGGCAGCTACAGGCTGTGCCCAATTTGTAGACCGTAAGACCAACGTATGGTCCCAGCGGCTGTATTCAAAGTACAAATTGTCTTCTTCTACACCCCATGCAGCATTATTGATAGCTGTCTTATGCCTTAGCCAATTCATGGTGGCAGCACCTGCATCCAGCTTGTCATCTGCCGAAATGTCCGAAAAGAACGCTTTAGGCAAAATATGTCCCTTATAGGTCATAAATACTCTTGATACTGTATCATTGACCTGCTGGGTTGCTGTGTCTTCATCCATGCCACATGCACGGGCATAAAGGAACAAATTGTGTGCTAAAGGCTGCACTAAGGGGTCATCAAGGTACGCCCTGTCTGCTTTAACACTCTCATTGTCTTCTGTAGAATAATCTAAGGTTTCCACAGCATTGTTATTGGCCATATTAATATAGTCATCTTCAAATAGCTGTCTCTGTACCTTATCAGCCAGCTTTTCTGCCCCATTAATGAACATAGCCAAAGGCTGTTCTACATTCATTGGGTCTGGGTTCATATCCATTAACATTTGTAGTGTTTGAATTTTAGCTGTGTCTTCATCACCAAAGATAGACATAAAACGTGGTGTATCAGCTGCCAGCATATGGAGACCTGTTGTTATACCGCCAAAGCTCTTTGAAAAGGCATCATTCAAAGCAGATGCCGATGGATGTATCAAGGCTTCATGCACCTGGTTCTTTATGCCCTCTGCAAGGGCACCATGAGGCGCAAAATCTAAGACAGCCATCATTTGTCGTGCTTTTACAGCAGGGTCTGCGGAAGACTGCATAAGTTCCGTATAGACCTCTTCGGCCGCCCTATTCTGGTCATCTTTTGAGACTGTCTTTGTAACAATATTTCCTACCTCATCATACTGCTGTACAGTTAGATTATTACCAAGAGCAGCCCGCCCACCAGACAACAAGGTATAAATAGCCTTTTTAGCCGTTCGAACACCTATGTCTGCATTCACCTGTTTTGCGTGGTTTCTGGCTTCTTTTTCCAATAACCTTGCTTTTATTTCAGGGGCAGCGTCTATGGCCTTACGAAGGTAAGACTCCAATGTTAAATACCCCTGTGGGCTGTCCTTTTGCAACTTTTCTGCATAAGCTTGGAGACCCGCTGTATCCCCCGCTGCTTTTAATTTATCAATTTCAGATGTCTTATCAATAGACCATTTATTCATTTTATTAAAAGAAGACTGCCCCGCCATGACTAAATAGTCTTGTAAATCAATCTTGTCTTTTACTTTGACATCAGCCAGTGTTTCTGGGTCTCTATACAGGGTTGCTTCCCCCAGCGCCTGTATCTTATCAGGAGACCCCACATCACGGGCTGCCTGTTTCAGTAAGCCTTCGGCCATTTTAATAGACTCGGATGGTTGATAACCATTAAGAGCCATAGCTAAAAACTTCTGTGTAGCTGCTGCTGTAGCATCTTCATTAGACATTCCCAAAGACATCTGATGAGTTAAATCCCCTAATGCCACCTGAAAGCCCCCATCACGCTCTGCTTTGTAATTAGCTGAACGCTGGGCACCCTGCAAGCTGATGCTTTGTACCAGACCCTTTTCATAGCTTTCATAAAAGCCTTCATCAAGGCTATCCATATTAACTTCAAAAGGTAGTTTATCTTTCATATCCTGATAATAAGACTGCTTAAAGGAGTAATAGCGCTCTGCCTCTTCCATTGCTGTGGGGAGCTCCCCCTGTTCTTCTCGCAATTTTGCATATTCCTGGTCAGCCAACATAGCCATATGCTTTCCACGCATCTTATCAATATAAGCCACTGCATATGGATTGTCTGCCAGTTGATACTGCCCATATTGTGCCAAAAGCTGTGCAGAGGTAGCTGTTGCCCATGATTTTGGGTCGGTAGCCCCTAAAAGTGCTTCAACCTTATTGGCATCTAATTGTTTCTGTTTGTCCCTTTCTGATATATAAGACTCTACAGCGTCCCCAAAGATACCCAAGGAATGGGCCAAACGATTACCTGGCATAGCCCGGGCATCTATATAACGGGAGGAAGACTGCAATAGATTTAAACGTGATACATAAGTAGCTACAGGCTGCTTAGTGAATTGCCTTTGTGTTCCAATAGCGTTTGCTATGTTTGTTGGCATCTTAGACCCCCTCCCTTAATCTGTTCATAGTTCTAAAACGTGAATTGGAATACTTTGGTTCCCACGCAAAGTTATAATCATTTTGTCTCTTTGTCTTCAATTTATAACCTGTATAATCACCCCAGCCCCTATCGTTACCTAATGCGTTCCTTGTGGTCTCAATAGGAGACACATTAACATTCCTACGATAGTTATTTATGGCTGTGGCGTCTTTCTTTGCTGCATACCCCTTTAGACCTGTGGCAGCTAAAGACATCAAATCACCTATCTTATCAGGCTTAGCCTGTGCATAGGTATTAGCAATGTATTCTTTGATAGACAAAGCGGTGGTCTCTTTGTTCAGGTCAATCTCATTGCTCTTGCGGCTATAGTTATCCTGAATAGACCCAACGGCTCTGGCTGTGTCTGCTTCACCCGCCCTAATCAGACGGTCAGCTGTCCTTCCACCTCCAGCCATGCCTTCTGCAATAGCTGCCTGTACAGAGGAATTTAATTGCATTTGATTAATACGGGTTTTTATAATGTCATTAACAGCCGCTTCATATGAGTCTCGCCTTTCCTGTTCATAGTTTTGAAAGGCATAGTTCATTTCTTGCACAGCACCTGTCATTTTCATGTTTGCGGCCTGTGCGGCTGCTTTATTCCTTTGTCGTATGCCCCAGGCTTGTAAGGCCAGTTGTCCTGCGACTGCCCATGTGCACATCTGTGTCTTTCACCTTCTCTTCTCGTGTAATTGTAAATGTACCCCAGTTACCCTTTAAGCGTCTCCACCGAACCCCTAAGTAATTCAAATAGACCACATGTGTATAATTGCATAACCACACCACATTTGTAATTACCCTGTAATGCTGTAAAAGGGTTTCTTTAAAGCCCATAGACCATCTGATAAATTCTATTTTATGCTTCTCTACGTTTGTAGTCAGCAATAACCATACTTTTGCGGTGCCTTCATTCAGCGGTTCTATTCCTCCAATACCCAGCAAAGAACCATCAGACAATGTAACAGCCATAACACCCTTTAAGTGACATAAAGTAACATAAAGATGTGTCCTATCATAAATTCCCGTAGCATGAAAAACTTCTTGAGCATCCGCTTTTCGGATATGTTGTGCAAAATAATGCAGTTGTTCTTTCGTTGCTGGCATAATAGCTATCATATACTGTGTGTCCTTTTTTGATAATTTCCAGACCACGTCCATTCCATTAAAGAAACAGGTGTGGGTGCTCTGGAACTAATTGAAATAATGCAATTTGAATTAACAGACATAATTGGAAAAAGCATCGCCCCTGTCTCTAACGGGATGATGCCCAGTTTATTCGCAGCCTGCCCTAAGACACGCCCTGTATGATAATATTTATTGTCTGCCCTGTTGTCTTTATGGGACACCTTAACTTCAAATACTCCTGTCTCTTCAAAATTTATCTTTGCATTGGTCAACTGGAGACGTCCCTCATCATCAGCAACAACCCCTGCATCTGTTTTACGCTTAACGTAAATAGTAGAAAAATCAATTCTAAAGGTGTAAACCTGTCCTATTGTCACCTTTTGTCCCACATAGTTCCCATGAAGGTAACATTTATCTGCCTTTACGTCTTCTGCGGAAAACTCAAAATAGTGCTTATCGGGGGTTACTACACCATAGTAAGTACCATCAGGCACAGCATGGTTATAAGAAGCCCCAAGGTGCAAAACAGTCTGGTGATTAATGTCATCATAGTTTGCCGCTGGAATGGGGGCAGTAATTGCCTTTCTGTCCAAAAAGACCCTATAAGGTTCATCTTCATAATCCTTTGTGTTGTAAGTAAATATTACCTTCTCCATAAATAATCGATTATCTCTGTTTAATAAAAGGTACAGTTCAGACCCAATAAAGCCCCCACCTAAAACAGCGGCCTTATCAAATTCCCAATAAGACCAAGAAGACTGTAATCGTTCATCGTCTGTAAAGAGGAATTTATATACATATAATTTTGAGGTATCCCCTACAGACGGCAGTAATACAATGTTTTCGTTGCCACAAGAATAAATATCATAAATACCATTCTTTAATAACGATGGGACATGTGATGTAATGTCCTGTGCGTCTTTAGTCCCACGGGTATCATCCATTGTATAGTATTCCCTTACGCTGGAGTATAGTGCTCTCTTTACAATAAAGTAAATGCGTCTCCCCACTGTTTTTGGGGCAACCGCCACATCACATGCAAAGGATGTGGTATGTGGCACGGAAGCATTCTGTGGGGATAAGACGCCATCTACAGACAAAATGAATTGTGAGTTTTGTGAGAACAACACCAAGTCTGTTGAAAAGGGTACCGCATGGTACAAAATGGACACCTGGTTATCAGACACCGCTAAATCAATGGGGTCTGTATCCTGTATTTCTACTGCGGATGCCCCCCAAAAGTCAAAAAAGGAGGCAGAACGTGACAAGATAACATTTTCTCCAGATAAGACACCAAGCCTGTTTCTAAATAAAAAGATATCGTTAATATTGTTGTTTACAAAAGAGGGATAGGGGTTTGAGTCATCATCACCCGATTTTCGCTCATCCCAGGAAACCTCTTTAATGGTAAAAGACCCATCTGCGTTTCTGACCAATGTATGTGGCATCGTTGAATTATTAAAGCCCGCAAGTATACCAGGTCTTGCACATTCTTTCCATACATTATCTGTTGCGTCATATGATACATAATAATCATCCGCATCAGAACCACTGTTCCCAATAACCTTTACCGTATATCCCTGTACAGCTGTCAATGGTAAATTTGTAAACTTCTGTACCGAATGAAAGATAGCAAATAGGGCATTACCATTAAAGCCATCGTCACATGAACAAGAGTTTATGTGTATATCTTCTTTTCTCATGTAAAATGCAGAGTTTACCAACTGTGTCTGCCAACCCTTTTCTCGTACCTTTTCGGCTAAGCGGTCTCGAATAAAATTGGTGTCTATCTTCTTTGCGTCCTCTGCATTATCCCCATTAGGTGTTGTAAAAGACGCAACATCTTCTCCATTAATAAAAATGGTATAGGTGCGCCCATATTGCCCCGATTTAACATTTATGAGACAAGCATGGTCATCCCATGTTGAGGATACCTTTTTGTCACTCATTGTCACTTTAAAGTTCCTATTAACAATAAATGTATAATCCGCAATAGTGACCAAACGCAACTGTGTACGGGGTTTAGACACCGTTAAATACTGTTGTGCGTTCCCCTCATACTTGACTGTCTTCTTGTTACCATGAAGGTCATAAATAGACACCCCCGTACCATCAAATATCATCATGTACCGCTCATCTTCATCACGGTTTGCAATGTGTACCAGGGGCTCTGGGTTAGCAAAAGGGATACCTAAGTCAGCAATATAGCATGTAGGTGGTCTTTTTTGCAGCCCAGAAGCTTCGGTAGAAAAACCATTTACCTGTGTCTCTAATTGTTCAGGGAGACGTAATAATGCTGGCTGCTGCGAAATACCAGCCACCAAATTCTTTACTGTCTGTGATATTCTACTCATTTTACCTCCCCTGTAACTGCTGTACATAGGTCATTCTATTGGCATTATAGGTACCTATCTGCATCTCGTATTCCTGCAAAGCAACCCATGCTTCCTGTTCTGCTTCCCCTAAAGAATTATCTAAGCTGTCATCCCCTAATGTCTCATTTTGAAACTTTCGGGACGCTTTAGCTACAATATAGTGCGCAATAGGGTCAAGAAGGTTCTCGATGTCAATATAAAGGACTACCGTGGTTTCTATAGGCTGTTCAAAGGTGTCTGTCTGATTGTCTACATCAAAGACATAACCGCCACGCTGAACATATTTAGTGCCGTCTGTCCCTACCAAAAATAAAATATTGTCAGACCACCTGATTTTCTTTGTATAAACATCAGGATTAAAAAGATAAGATGTCCATGTATTCCAGGCCCACCCCTTTGACTGCACATAGCGGCTTGTCTTATGCAAGATACGCAAGGCATTTGCTACATCAACGTTTTCAATTACTTCCAATGTGTTCACAGGGGGTTCCCCAATGACACCTAACATTTCATTTACAGCATCTAATTCTGTCATCTATTGCTCCTTTTCTTTTAAATCTGGCAGGCCAGATAGGACTCGAACCCACATCTTATGGTTTTGGAGACCACCGTTTTTCCATTAAACTACTGGCCCATAATGGAGGGATTTAAGGTTCCCTCCTGTTACCTGTGTCTTACTTCGTTGCGCCCATGAAGACCGCTTCAGGACGAAGACCACCATGCCCCATAGCATAGGATGCTACAAGCATGTCTGCCTGGTATTCAGCACGGCGTGCTTTTTCCAGTGCAAGGTCTTTCAGTTTAACGGTGCCCACTGCGGAGCGGTGCATAGCAATGTAAACCGCCTTAGCTGCATAAGCTGCGGGGAAAACATGACCGTCCCCCTGGAGTACACCATCATTCTTTGCTGCCCCACCAGCCGTAAGGTGCGGGGTTTCAATGATGTCAAAACCAGCCACACGGAGGACATTTCCTTCCGTAATGGTTGCTACTGCCCCATAGTCACGATTAATGGCCACAAGGGACGCAACAAGGGCATTTACGCCCACAGGGGTCATGAACACATAGCGGTCAGATGCAGGAACATAGTTCTGGGACATCTTCGCTTTGACGTTCAGAAGAGAAGACACCAGTTCCTTACCAAAAGCTTCCGTGATGTCTGCCGCTGTGGTCAGCTGCATAATCTCCCCTTTACCCAGACCAGTGATGTTCTCCTTGTTGGCTACCACCATCTTAGCGGCTTCGGCAAGAACAGCCCCATCTGCGGCCATCGCCAGGGCTTCACCCATCTGTCTGGAGTATTCGCTGCGGACATCATAATGCTTCAAGGCTTCATCAATGTCCGTAATCATCTGAGAAGTGGTCAAAAGGCCATCAATCAGGATGTTCTTTTCAACCCCAGGAATGTTCTTACGGATATCATCCAAAGACTTACCAGGTTTCAGGTAGTCAGCGGATGCCCGCCCAAACACAGGGAACTGTGCGGCCTTACCACTGGAAATAGTTCTCAAAATGTGTCTCCCGTTAGTTACGGAAGCTCTCTCAAAAGCTGTAATAGTTTCCCCTGCAAATACCTTCAGGTACATTTCAAGGGAATCTGTCCCTCCCTGGACTTTACCAGGTTCTGCTACAGTTACGTTCGGCAATTAAATATTCTCCTTTACAATAAAAAAGAGGAGCAATATGCTCCTAAATCAAAATAAATATAGTATTAGCCAATGAAGTTTGAATGCATGGTCTTGCGCTGTACTTCTTCTGTGTAGGCTTTATCTCTGGTATAACGGGGGTCTCTCATTGCTTTTACCATCTCTGCTTTCGATGCATATCCCTCCTGCGCCTTTCCAGAATTACCACCACCCAGAACAGTGCGGTTCGCTGTACCATACTTCTGCTCCATCTGTGCCTTATACCCCTCAAACATGACGGACAGCTGTGTCACATCTCCTGCATCAATCGCATGATTAAATGCATTAATCTGTGCATCAGACAGTCCGCCTACATAGGCCACAATGCGGTCGTATTCATCTTCACCGCCTGCGGCTTCAAAGACAGCATCCCTATATGCCGTTACCGTTGCTTCCAGACCAGCAATGTAAGCATCCACAACACTCTTCGGATACCCAGCTTTCTCCAGGGCTTTGTAGCTGTCTTCAGACAATTCACCATTGTCTTCATACTCTTTAGACATTCCATCAAAATCAACCCCTTTAGCAGTCAGGTCTTTAATGACATCTTCTTCTGCCTGTTTCTGGTCTGTAATACGCTGCTCAACTGTTTTCTCTTTAGGGTCCTTTTTGTCACCTTTTGGAGACTTTTTGGTATCCTCTTTGTTAGCTTCTTTTTTCGTTTCTTTTTTGTTGCCTTCATCGTCCGCTGTTTCTTTAACGGAGACATTCTTTGTATCTGATGTCTTAATTTCTACATCTTCGTGTCCTTTAAGGGCATCTTCTGCGCCCCCTGTGACCGCATTGGGACCATAAAGAGACCCATTGTCACTATCCGCCACCCGGACGGTATTATCATTATCCATTTTTAACCTCCTTGTTGCTGTCCGTTATTCATGACCCCTTGTGCCATCTGTGGGGCTGCTCTTGTAGCCATCTCGGCCATCTGCTGTTGTTGTAATTCCTGCTGCATTTCTTCTTCAGTCTTGACTAAACCAGACACATCCAAACCAAGCGCATTAGCTTCCATAAGGGTCATTTCATTCCACTTAATGGCTTTTGCCTGTTCGGGGTTCTGGGCAATCAGCTGCATAAATGTTGTCAGCTTATTTAAATCATGTCCACGTCCAAGGGCTTCTAACCCTGTAGTAATTGTGGGTTCTACCAGGTCTTCTGGTAAATCAGGCATCTGTCCTGTTGCAGCCAGCTGTGCCAACATGCGCCTTACCAGGGGCAGCTGGAGCTCTTGAGACAAAATAGAATAGACACCACCCAGGGTGTCTTCCAGTTCAGATGCTACATATCGAATTTCTTCGGCAGTTACACGCTCCCCGTTTCGTTGTACAGCACTATTTAGCATAAAGGCATAAGACAATCTTGACTCAATATTCTGGATGGTAGCATTAACTACCTGCAAATCTGCATATTTCTCCAGCTGTAAAGCGTGGATGTCTTCTTTTCGCCCTGGTACAAATTCACCACTCTGTGCCTTAGACAGCTTATATGGTCTTGTAATCCCATTAGGGTTTACCAAGAACAAAACATTCGCCGCAATGGCTGCTGTCTCCACAATGGCCTTAGAAAGCCCCTCAAGAGACTTCAAGTCCCCTAAATACTCTTCTACGAAAGACCGTCCATAAGACTCCCCATCTACCTTTACCATACGCAACGGTATCCACGGAGTCTTTAATAGGGGGAAAGATTGGTCTGAACCAGGGACTGTCTGCCCATCTACTTCCTGATAAGACAAAAATTTATCATCTTCACGGTAAACATGTGTGTAAACCTCAATGATATCTTCTGGCTTTTTTGTCTGCCCCTTTCCGTCCACCAAGGACTGAATGTCATCTGGGAGGGCGACATAGGCTATCTTATCTAAAGTAACAAGCTGAATAACATTTCCTAAGGCATCACGCTGTACCACATAAGAGTTAAGTTTATACAACTTCATCCCCTCTTCTTTTGGGGGGAGGAACAACAAGTCATTACCTGTAACAATAAGTACCTTAATAGCTTCCGCAAGGGTCACTCTGTACTGATGGGTCTCCCCATAATCTGCCAGCTGGTGCTCCTTCTGCATTAGCACCTGTTCTACCCGTGTCTTTAATTCAGGCTTTGCTTCCAAGTCTTCCTGCGCTTCTTTTCCTGGAGACAACCTAAAAAAGGGGGCATTAGGAGGAAACAAAGCTAACATCAATTTAGATGCTAAATTATTTACACCTCGTGCCCCTACAGACTGGTATGGTGTGTCAAACGTTGTAGACGCCCCTGCTCCCGTTTTAGGAAACAATGAGGGTATCGTATACTTTGCACACTCTTCCGCCCTGGTTACATATGGAGACCTTTCAGACACTAAGCGCTCATAAAGAGCTTTTGCTGTTTCTGTCCGTTGTGTCTCTGCCATTAGATATTCAACCCTGTTCCTGTGGTACCACCTGAAGCGTTGGCGCCTGCATTAATCATCAGACCTTTCTTGCCTTTTGCTTTTCTTTTCTTTTTATCGGCCGCTGTATCAATGTTTACATCTGTCTGCCCACTTTCCTGTGCTGCGGGCGCGGCTGCCTGTGCTGGCTGTTCAACATTAATATCTGGCTGTTTCTGTCTGCCAAACAAACCACCAGTAACCCCACCAACAACCTTACCTACACCCCGTACAGCGTGCTTTACTAATTTTCCAATTGCTTTACCTACGCTACCCATTAAGTCTCCTTTCTGCTTTATAAAATCCAGCCCGTACCATAATTTCCACGGGTGTCATCATCGTCTTCATCTCTATCAATCTTTAATTCCTGCGCCCCCCGTATTTTCTTCTTATAATCCTGACTACCACCAAAGATAGGGGAGTCGGGGTCTTTTGTCTGTGTATACGGGAGAATGTCTCTTCCTGCCGTGTTAATCTTTGGCATACTTACTTTAGACCATAAGCACATTAGTCCTCCTCTTCTTTTTCAAAAGCTACAGACCGTAAATGCTCTTTTACAGCCACAACGCCCTGCAAGTATCCTATCTGCCGTTCAGCGTCCATGGTAAGAGGAAACCCAGACAATAAACCTTCGGTATTAAAGACACCATCCAGATACTCTATCAGCTGTGGGGAAACATAGGGGGTTTTCAATTCCTCATTAATTGTCATCTTTTACCCTCTTTCAAAATCTTCACAAAGGAGGGGTACTCTAAAGTAAACCCCTGCTTCTTCATATAAAGGTTCTTTGCCAACTGGGGGTCTTCTGGGAGGGCAGCTGCTGTCTCTAAAAGTGGTATATGGTTTAACCTTGCTGTCTCTTCCATCCACTTTGCAGCTACACGCCCAAAGCCATGAAAATTGGGGCTGACACAAAGGACAAAAAGCTCTCTAAAAACTTCTTGCTTCATCCACCATGGGTTCTCAATGGTATACCCCACATACCCCACAACGTCTCCCTTATATAGGAACGCTGCCAGGCACCGCATTACTGCCATAACCCTCATAGCTTCTTCAGCACTCTTTTCAGAATAAAACTGTGCACAGTATTTATTTTTCATTGCACATTCTGTAAAAGCATGCAGTGCCTGATAAATATATGTAGTATCTTTTGGCTTCACCATGTAGACTGTTAGTTCGGGTTCCACAACGTAACCTTGTACTTGCATACGTCATACTCCTCCTCTTTATTCAGAATATGTGCCACCCGTGCTTGCTGGAGTGCTTCTCCTTCGGACAACCCAGCTTTTTTAAATTGGTCAACAACGGTCTTCCAGACCACCCCATATTTTTCTAAGACTTTATCTGCTGTCTTTGGGCCTATACCAGGACACCCCTTATAGTTATCGGCAGCATCTCCTATCATGACCTGTGCTAAGAAATTCTTATAAGCCTGCTTTTCTGAAATCTCAAACCACTCATCATGCAAAAAATCAAAAAAGACACCAGGGATTGTCTTGAAATCTTTATCACCCGAAATGTGTACTTCATGTCCCCTGTACCTATCAGCAAGGAGCCCCACGCAATCATCCGCTTCCAGGGTCGGATAAGAGACACAATCATATCTGTCTTCCACCCACTGACGAACCGCCCCATAACAAACAGGCTTTAGCTTCCCAGCACGATTACCTTTGTAAGTACTCAAGACTTCTTTTCGAAAATTCTGCTTTGGGTCTGAAAAACACATAATCAGACCATATTCCCCCTCATAGTCCATATGGTTTAACACTTTGTCCACAATAAGGGACACCCTGTCCTCAAATTGGGCTTCTGCGTCCGATGCGTTAGCATGAAGAGTCCATAGGTCTCCGCCCCAGTTGACAGGTGTCTCTACGCTGGAGGCACTTTCAAAGACAAGCATATCCGCATCAAAAATCAATGTAAGCGTAAAGAGCCACCCCCTCCACCATAAGACATCAGAGATAAACCCTTTTCTGTTACTGTCCAATAATTACAGGCTGTGTTTTCAATGACAGAAGAGATTAGCCCCCGTGATGCTGCCTCGGCAATAAAAAAAGCATTCTCCCTGGCAAAATCACTCTGCAACGCTGGAGAACGCATATGGACTTCTTTTAAAAACTGTATTAGTTCTGACATTTTGTTACCTTGTCTTTTATTTTTGCAATTCTATCCCGAAGCTGTTTTTCTGAAAAATGCTTCTTGCTTATATCATTAAATAACTCAAGCATGTCCTGTCTTGAAACACCTATTTTGAAAAGTGTTTCTACAACATCCTCCAGTCTTGCTATGTGCACATCTACAGGTGATGGTGGTGATGCACGCGGGGTGTTATTATCAACTACCTCTTCTTCTACAGGTTCCAAAAGGTGCGGTGCACACCAATAACCATGCAGCTCTTTACAATGCCCTTGACATGAATGCAAACCAGCACGTGATATTTTAAATTCCAGGGCAACCAAACCCCTACAGCGGTCTATATAAGTACAAGTACCTATACAACCCGCTACACATCCTATCACCCCTGTAACCCGTAGCTTCTGCCCCTTTTTAATTTCACTCATATCCATCTTAATGACACTCCTCCCAGTTATGACCTATAATACCTTCTGTATCCAGCTGACATCTAAAATTAAAAAAAGCCTGCGTATCTCTCATTGCAAGCTGTGCTTCTTGTACTACTATCTCTGCTATTTGTCTGGTTCGGCAAGCCACCTGCTGCTCATCATGTATCCAAGCCATCAGCGCAAAGTCACCTTCCCAACCATGTTTTAATCCCCTGTCCAGCAGCCGCTCTTCTGTCCGTACTATCCAGTATTTACAAATCAAAGCGCCTGCACTTTGGAGCAAAAGATTTAAAGCAGAATGAATAGACCGTACATGCAATAGTCGACCATCTAAACCTTTTAGATAATGACGCTTCCATCTGGTAATCTTGCCATGATAGGTCTCTTTAACTAAAACACCCTCAATAGCTTTTCTAAGGTTCTTAATAGCGGGCGTTGCTGCCAAAAACTTCTTTTTCAGACGCTTACCTTCTGTAGCATCACCACCAACAATCTTACCGATTTTAGCGTCCCCAGCCCCATACAAATAGGCATAAATAAATGTTTTCGCTGTGTCTCTTTTCTCCAGCCCTGCTGCTTTCTGGTTCGCTGTATGAATATCTCCGTGAACAACTTCATAAGCATACTTACCTTCATCATAGGGGTATAAAAAATGAGAAAGACACCGTAGCTCTAAACCACATGCGTCTATTCCCGCTTGTATCCATCCCTTTGGTACACCAAACAGCGCCCTACATTCTTTGCCATAAGGAGCACCATTATGTGGCACCTGGGCAACATTGGGGGACGAATGTGTCGCTCGTCCTGTTACTGCCCCATTAGGATTAACACGCCCATGAATGCGCCCATCAGCTTTCACATGAGACAACCATGCCTGACTGCCACCTGCCAGTTGCCCTAAACGCTTTGAAATCATTAGCTGTTCTTCTAATAAAGGAGCAAGCACCTGTACTTCTTTAGGAGCTTTTTTGTCACCTTTTAGATACTTAAAGGTCTGCTCATCCATCTTAAGGCGTCCATCTTCAGCATAGAGTTCCACATTGTCTGGTAAATACCCATAATGTTTGCAGATTATATATTCAATTTGCTGTCTGCTGTTTGGGTTAAACTCTTTATAGCGTTGAATAGGAACACCCTTCACATACCCAAGGGTCTTATTGTCCCTTTTAGGAATAAAGACCTTATCAGGAATAGGTGGTACCATCTTTCGTATTTCCTCGTCCAGTGCTGCTGCTCTGGCACGTAAGACACCCTCCAGTTTTATAGCCTCTTGTACATTAAATGGAAAACCATTGCGTTCCTGTTGTGCCATAAGCCATGCTATTTTATGCTCAAGCTCTATAGCTGTCTGTGAATATTTCTGTTCCAGCAGCTTATCATAAAGACACTCTGTGACAACAACATCCTGTTCGTTGTAGTCCAGCATTTCTTCATTAAAGACAGCCCACGCATCCTCTGTGTCTTCCGCATAGGTACCTTTTAGGACACCTAAACGATAACCCCATGCTGCCAGCTTATGAGACCCAATCAATGTTCCTGGTAATTTACCCGCCCGATATCGCCCATAATCAGACTCACCAATATTGGAATATATCAAGCGTGCCATTACCAAGGTGTCTACAATATTCTTTCGCTGGGCCCTATCAATAGAGAACCATGGATAAAGCTTCTGAATGGCGGGAATATCAAAAGTTATGATGTTGTGTCCACATATTCCTTCTCCAGACCGAATGGCATTGTGCAACCTTTTAATGCCCCTTTCCACGGTGTCTGGACCATAACGAATAATATTTTTATGTCCATCAGAGATGCATAAACAATGGATAACTGTCATATCCTCTAAAAGTCCGTTGCTCTCAATATCAAATAAAAGCATTGTCAATCAAAAAGGACTACCATCCTCTTCTGCCTCCTCTCTTTCTTCTACTGCTAAGGGTTCAGTTTCTTCCAAGTGGTCTGTAGTCTTGTTATAAAAAAGGTACCCCGCAATCCCTGTCTCTCCTGTCCAGCGGTTTTTTAAGACACGAATACGAACCCTATTTCTTTGTTCCCCATCTGCCTGCTGATTTCTCTCCAAGCCAATAACGGTATCGGACAGCTGTGCAATAGCTCCAGACCCCCGCAACTGTGAAAGAGAAGTAGCCGCCCCCTCTTCATGTGACATACCCTCAATACGCTTCAGGTGCGAAATTACAATCAGACCTACTCCCGTCTCTTCGGCTAAAGAGCGTAACTGTGTCATCAGAATATCAATTAGCTTTCGCTCATTGTCACCTTCCAAACCAGACACAGCAATAGAGATGTGGTCAAGAATAATAAAATCACACTGCTCTCCCACAGCCATATAGCGTATCTTGCTTAACAGGTTATCACCATCTAAAGACCCAAAATGCTCGTATAGAATAAAATGTCCAGTCCCTAATGTCTTATCAAAGGCCTGCTTGTACTCTTCTTCAGAGACACCCTGCCTATTCATATATAACCGCTTAGATGCTGCAATAGACATCAAGCCACGGGCGGTGCGCTTCACGTTCTCTTCAAGCATCAATAAGCCTACCTTAAGGTCCTTTATGACACCCAAATCGTAAGCAACTTGTCTCACGAACGTTGTTTTGCCTACACCTGTTCCCGCTGTTAAGACAATTAATTCACCTTTTCTCAAACCACAGGTCATCTTATTCAGCGGAATATCCCAAGGAAACATAAAACCCTGCTCTGTATCTTCCTGCTTACTTACTTCTTCCCACAGGTCGGCACCATTCACAATGCCGTCTGGGGTGTACTTTTTGGCATTCCAGATAGCTTTGATAACCTCTTGTCCCCTGCCAGCCAAAAGGCACTCATTGGGGTCTTTAAGAGGCAGTGTAGCTACATAAAGCTTATTAGGCTGTAAGAGCCCCTCAACATCCTTTACAGCCTTTCGTCCTGGCTCATCCATATCAAACATGACAATAACCTGTTCAAAGGAATTAAGCCAATCCATATTCTCTTTAAAGACACGCTTAGCAGAGGAGACACCATTAGGAATAGATACAACGGGGTACTTATTACCATTCAGCTGTGACACAGTAAGGCAATCAATCTCACCTTCTGTCACTACCAGCTTCTTTCCCCCGCCCCCTGGCCATAAATGCTGCCCAAAGAAACGGTTACTTATCTTACCTAAGGTGGTAAACCTCTTATCTGGATATCGTAACTTTTGCCCTACACAGACACCATTATCATTAAAATAACAAGCTATCTGAATGGGCTGTCCCATTTGCACCCCCGCTTTATAAGAATAGAGCCTACATGTCTTTTCAGTAATCCCCCGCTTTTTTAATGGAACAGTTGGCCAGTCTTCTATGTCATACAGAGTACCCTTTTCTTTAGGTTGTGTTTCATGATGTGTTACATGACACGAATAACAATACGTGTGTCCATCATCATAGATGGCTAAAGCATCGTGACTTCCACAATCAGGACAAGGAAGATGTGCTGTAATGATTTCACCGATTTTTCTCACCCCTCCATCGCTAAAAGAGACCCATCAGTAAATGTGGGATAAGATTGTGTCACCCCCTGATAGGTCTCTTTTAATCTTGCTACTATTGCCTTGAAAGCTTTTGTTTGAGCAGCTGTCATCTTCCCCCTAACTGTTGGAATTAAGAGTGCAATGCCAGTCGCTTTTTTCTTAAACTGAATACCAGCCACCTCATCAGCAGCATGGTCTTCTTCTACACTGCCGTTCCTGTGAATAATAAAGTGGTAGCCCGTATCAAACCGTGCATTTCTTTTCATTTCACAGAACAACTCTTGTAAGGGCTTATCTTCTACATCCCTCTTATCAATTATCAGACAGTCTGTCTGTTCTCGTTTTAAATATTTTACGTATTTACCCATTTTATTTACTTTTTATTTTTCATGATGAGGCCTCCTGTATCTTTTTTATCTTCTTTCCACCACTCTTCTGGAACCCATTTTGTAGCATATTTGAACCCATGTTTCTTACACCAGTCAGCATAAGACGTGGGGCTGCCCTTGTATATTTTTGTTCCAGCTGATGAAAAGACAAACCGAATATCCAAATTCGGATGCTGCTGCTTGATTAAAATATGCTTCTTGCGGTCTTCTACATCAAAGATGCCTTTAGTTTCCACTATGACACCATTAGGTAGCACAAAGTCGGGTGTGTAATGGTGCACCTGCTCTGGAATGCTATAATCTATCGTATATTTTTCATACTCTACTTTAATCTTAGCATCTTGTAGCTGCAAGGCCACGTTATCTTCTAACCCTGACCTGTAACCCCTGTTGATATGATTAGACCATCCACCTCTTCGTGAAAAACGTCTCACCTTTTAAAAATCCCCTTCAACCAATTCTTCATTATCTTCGTTCTCGTCCGCAGACACAGTGTTTTCCTCACAGACATAACCATCTTCTTCACCAAAGCCATAGGACTTAGCAGAGCCCCCCTGGCCATATTCGATAAGGTTAAGCACCTGGACGGCATTCAGCCGCAAAGAGACACCATTAACTGCATTAGAAACATGGAACGGTATCAATGTTGCTGCAACCTTTACAGTAGAGCCATTCCCAATATTGTCTCCCTTAATCGGGTTTCCTGCGGCATCAAAGACACCAATAGTTCTCGGCAGTTCTTCTCCTGAACGGGTCTTAATTGTAGACGGTACCTTAAATTTAAAGACAATATCGCCATCTTTGTCTGTTTTAAAGCCCATGAAGGGTTCTTTAGACCACTTACGGCCTGGCTTCAGCTTCATTTCTGATTTTGCTTTTTCCAGTTCCGCTTCAATCTGGCCCATCAATTCATCGGTATCTTCTTTATTCAGTTTCAGCTGGATACTGTAACCCAGTTCCTTTCCTTCATATGTTTCAGGTTCTCTTAAATGTGCATAAAAAGCTTCACCAGTTTTAGTAACAATTTTTGTATATTCATTTTTTGCCATAATGTTAATCTTCATCCTCCATAATTTCTTCATTGTTAAATGTATCTACAACGGTCATATTAAAAACAGGGTCTTTTATAAGACCCAACTTAGCAATTACTTGCCCCTTTTTCAGGTGACATGCATCTGCCCCACTATTTCTTAAAAGTAGACACACCTCACCCATGTATGTTTCATCAATTATTTTTGTGCTGTTAGCCAGATTGATACTGTGCTGCCCTAAATAAGACGTGGTGTGAATTTCACCATGATATCCAGCTGGTATCTGAACAGCAATACCTGTATGCACCTCACATATATCCTGGCTAAAGATGACTACATCTTCATCAATAGTAAGCGGCAGCCACCCTGTCTGTTTATTTTTATGTTCAGGAATGACTGCCCCCTCATACAGTTTCTTTATTTTTAGTGTTGGTAACATCCTCTACTTCCTTTACTACAAAATATATCCCGTTCCTAACTAATCCCTGTCCGTTTGAAAGACTAAAAGAGCTTAGTATCTGCACGTCCTTCCCCTTTTCATTAATAAAGTACACGGGGTCTTCTGGGTTAATATAACCCCCTAAATCAATGACACGGTCAAGAAGTTCTTTTAGGTTCATATTGTCACACTCCCACTTTTTGACATTTCATTGAGCCACTTTTTGTACCTCAAAATTTTCTTATCGGTGTCTTCAATGTCTTCTTTACGCCCCCTGCGCATCTGATACTTGATAAGACACCCTCTTAAATAGCCAATAAATTCCTCTTTTGTCAGACAAGCGTGCATAACCATAATAGGCTGTACAGGCATGCTGGCATAGTAATCAGGATTATAGGCATCCACCTTACTCATTCTTCTTCCTCCGCCTCCTTTATTACCCTGCTTTCACAGACGGTTACTAAACCTTTAAACGTACCTTCATGTACATAAACAAGGCAATTCTTGCCAGTGCTAAATGCAAAGATACCCTTAAAAATGGTGCCATCTGGTCTGGTCACTATCACCCTATCGTTTGCCTTTAATGTCACGTACTTCCTCCTTTTTCGTTTGGAAATAATAAAAGAATTAACTTTTCAGAAAGCTTATCACCCTGTGCCCATATGCTCTCTTCCATGCCATCTACAATGTCTGAACTGGTCTGTGCATGACTTACGTGGTTCAACAAATCATCAAAAAGGTCATCCTCCATGACCTCAATAAGGGCCTTAATGTCCTCTGCTGTATACTTAGTCTTCATTAATGGCCTCCTTATTTTCAAACTTTTTCTTATAGGCTCTTCTGCCCTCAAACAGTAATGTAATCAGCTTATCTTCCAGTTCTTCCATGCAGTCCTGGATGGCTTCCATCATGTTGACACTAAGTTCAATAGGTGTCTCACATTTATCCTCATAGTAATTAAGGTCATCTGCTAAGGCGTCCTCATAGAGCCCTATAAGCTCCTGAATTTCCTCTGGGGTACATTTAGTCATGGTCTTGTTCCTCCACCTCATTAAAGAGCGCACAGTAGCGATAACCAATAGCCCCCTCTATATCAGACCATGATGTAGCTCCCCCCCAATAAGTCCTAAAAGGAAAAACAGCATCATCTGGTTCATAGTGTGAAAAATATCTTTTCTTTTTTATCTCTCCTGGTTCGTCCCATACAAGCACTTTTGTGTCTTTTGGTACCTTTGTCCAATCAATAATGCCCAATTCTTTTGCAATATCAAGGGGTTCACTATCAACCCACTTTATGTCCTTAAAACATGAGTAACTGTATATGTGTATACAAGAAGTATCATAACCCAAGCCGCCCCACATATTTTGCTTCTTTCTTGGTTTTTCCTTATGTGCATAAAGAAAAGCGCTTTCATCTCTTGCAAGGTACCTATAACCGTCCTCATAGAGCTTCTGCAAAATGTACTGCCTGGCTTCTTTGTCACTTATCATTTTTATCTACCTCCGTATGTAAAAAAAAAATAGAAGAAAGAGAACGTTTCTTTCTTCAACTTGTGCCACAATTAGCATATGTACCATTTTTGTTCCACAAAACGAATGTGTGCGTGCACAACATGCTGTGTTTTGCTTTTTAAGACACAAAGTACCTGTTACATTTATGTTTCTTATTGGTACATTATGTCTCTAATTGTTAAACATATAAGTTATACATTTAGTTAAACAATAATAATAAACACTTAGTGAAACATATAGTCTCTTATTAGTACCTTTATGTACCTTATTGTCACATTATGTTTTTCTTTCTTCTCTTTCTTCAACTTGTGCCACAATTAGTACTTTGGTATATGTGCCACAATTACCTCCCCTATATTCAAGAATAAATTGCAAATTACTTTTTATCAATTACACCTATTATATGTGCCAATAATGGCATAACAATAAAAATAAAAACAAGAGGAAGAGACTGAATGAGAAGGGCAAAAAATAGTGCAGTCTCAGATACATTTTTCTGTATAATTATCATTTGATGTCTCCTTTTTATTTCTCCGTTATCAGCAACCCATAAATACATAAATTAGCAATGATGACAGGCAAAGATAAATAATAGAAAAATTCTGAATTAGTGGCCAATAAATAACCAGCCATAAAATTTAATAAGCAACAAGAAAGGCAATCAATTAACATTTTTCTTTTCCTCCTATTAATGAAATGCATATAAGCTTTCTTTTATCTGGTCAATATCAAACGTGCCTTTTGTTGGCTGTGGTGGTAGTTTCTGTTTATCTATAATAAAAGGACTTATGTCCCTTTCAAAGGCTGTTAAAACATCATGTGTTAAATACATTTCTATAAAACACCCCCGAATGAGACGAAACAGTAAGCCTGCTTTTGCAAGAGACGTGCCATAACTATCGTGTATCATAGCAAAGTTGCTTATTTTTGCTTCTACTGCCCTGTTTACTGTTAATTGTAAGTGGCTGGCGTCCATGCTGTGAATAAAATTAGGCGCAATTGCTTGGGACTGCTTTCGCCTATCTACCGTTCCTGTCATTTCTGCGTCATAAAAACGCTTGATAATGTGTAAAAAGCGCATTTTGAATGTTTTAACCTGATAGACCATGTAGGGCTGTTGCACAATAAAACCCATAGGTGTTGTCCACTGTATAACTTCACCGTTCTTAGTGACCAGCCGTGCTACTTTTTGTAGCCACTCCATGCCCTGCACAGCTTTAATAACTGTTGTCTGCACAGCATCCCATATGAGTTTTGCCATATACCCCGCATATTGATTGGCATTATCTGGTGTAAAAAGACCCTCGCCGATATGCGAAACTATTGTGTCTTCCAATATCTGGTCTCTGAAACCAAACTGTTTAGCACCATAGGCCAATGTCATAACGGGCCTTTTTGTCACCTTTCTGGTAACACCAAAAGACAACCAGCCCTGCGCTAAGGTCTTGGTGCCATATCGTATTTGCTGTGTCTGTTCATCAGTGGCATCTCCCGTGCCTGTCTGGGCATCCTGTCGTAAAACAATATTAACTTTATCTGCCACGGTTTGATAGATGTCGTTTGGCTTGTCTCCAGGGGCCAAATTGACCTCTTTAGCTCCAATAGGGTCTCTTAATATTGCAGAAAAATGCTGTAAGCCACTGCATGTCCCATCAAAGGCAATTGGTATCCCTGTTACGAAACCCTTTGCGTGACCATTATGCTCTTTAAGGTGTTGTTGAAGCTTTGCATATTCAAAAGACCACGCTAAGAATTCAAAAGGGGCATCTAAGTTAGCCCACCAGTCCACCATGTCTAATGGTTGAGCAGCAGTGTCCAAAATGTTGCTTTTATTATCTTCTACCCATGCTATGCAGTCTGCAAAAGACACCTTGTCTACTCCCGCAAATTCAGCCCCTGCAATAAAAAACCACTGGATGTCTTCATCATTTTCCAGTGGTTCTGGTTCTGCAAATAACAGTAACCCCTTATTTAATTCATCACCCTGTGGGCTAAAAGATGGTATTGGGTAGATACGCCCTCGAAAGTCTATGTTGTGTGGAAAGTAGATTTTATCATATTGTTCAAAGCGTTGTGCTGTCCGTAAATTGATGTGTACCCTTAGGGCTTTTCCCCGCCTGCTGGCTTCCTTTTCATACAGAAGTTTAGCGGCTTTTTTGTGTCTCTTGAGCTCTTCTGGTGTTGGATTTTCAAGCGTTGGTAGCTTTGAAAAAGGTTCCATCTGTGGTAGTCCTGCTATGTCTCCCCCTTGATTGACAAGCTGTTCTGCTACCCGCAACACCTTAGAGTTAATAATCCATGGTGTCTGTTGGATGCTATTTACAGCATTTAAGACATTGCTTAAATCTGCATATTTTAGTTGTTCTTTATACTGTTTAAAGAAGAAATTGTTGTTTCTGTCTTGTGTATGAAAACGTTCTGTTCGAATAAAAGCATGGATATATTGCAATTCACCACAGTAACCACCTGTTAAGGCACTGTTCCATGGCAGCGGCGGCATAATCATTGGGCAAGATTGATAAGCATGAGACAATAAAAAGTCTTTGTTTCTTTTCCACAATTCTTGAAAGGTGGTAGTCGGTTGAATACAATCAATATGTTTTGGATTGTCATTGTTTACTTGAAATAAATCTGTTCCCCGTATTAATATTTCCAAAAGCTTTGCGCCAAAGAGTTTTTTAACTTTTGCGTCCCATTGTTTTGGTTGCCATCCATCTTGTTTCATGATGTTTTGTACAAAATAACGACGATAAAAGTTACTTTTACGATGTTTTAAGCCTTTTAAAAGACTTATTGTTTCCACAGTGCTTTGCTGCATATATTCTTGTAGGGCTGCTTCTTCTAAAATGTTTTGACTAAGTTGTTCACATACATTAGACAAAGATAATAGTACGTGTGCCCCATTAACTGCCTCTGTGATTGTTGCTAAAGACAATAAAGTAATTAAATCTTGTTTATTGTCTTTATAAACATCCAGCAGCCACAAGACAAGCGGGTAATAGATAGGTTTTACCCCTCTTTTTGGCGCCTCAATGTCAACTAAAAAGGCCTCTATGTTGGCCGCTAAGGTGTCATAAAGATATTCAATTAAGCCACGGCCTATTGGTGTCTCTATGGCCTTGCCTACTTGTGTCTTCTCTTGCAGGTGCTTTTTAAGTTGCTCTTCTGCTTGATATTTAAATTGATATTCTATTTCAAGCTCTTCTAAAAATAGTGGGCTCTGTTCCATATCTTCCATCACTTGCAACCTCCAATTATCCAAAATAAAAGCCACGCTATGAATAAAGACACAGCAAGACACAGCCCATGAAACATACCCATGGCGATGTATGTTTCTAAGGTGTCTCTATCAATTGGGAACATATTGTCTACCTCCTAAGTAAATAAATAAAATAGCCCCCATATGGTGACATAAAGGGGCTATTTACAAATAATGTAACTGGCACTATGTAAGACATCCTCAATAGCTTTGGTGTCTTCAACGAAAACATGAAATTGTCTATGTGGTGGTTTGGTGTCTGTAAGGGTAATGTAGGTACATGAAGGGCGTTCAAGGACATAAAGGGCATTATCAATCAGTAAGTAGCATGTGGCTCCATGGAGCACTTCTGCAATTAAAAAGGCACAGTATTTTTTATCTAACTGTGCCTTAGTAATTACAAGCCCATTTTTATATATCTTGCGTGGGTACATTTTTATAAAGCTGTATTTCTGCTAAATCAGCGGCGGCTTGATAAGCCCTTGCCTGTTTAGATGTTGTACCATGTTTTTCTTTTATGGCCCGTCTAAATTCATTAATAGTGCCCAAAAAACAACCACATGTAACAAATATATTATTCTGGTTATCTTTAAAGAATGTTGTATATCTAAAATAAGAGCCAAGTTTGCCTTGTATAACAAAGAAATCTTCATTATCCATAATAAATGCATTATTAGTTATCCGCGCATTACCCGTAATAAATGCATTATTAGTTATCCGCGCATTTTCAGAAACGCATGCGGAGCCACACACAACCGCATAATCACAAACATGGCAGCAGTCATATATTTGCGCCTCATCAAAAAGACGTGCATTCCCGTATATTTGCGCTTCATTATAAATACTTGCATTGCCATAAATATTTGCATTGTCTCTTATTTGTGCTTTATCAGCTACAATGGCCTCCTCTGCTACAAAAGCGTTACTGTAAACTTGTGCTTGACCAAATACCCACGCGGTATTATATATACTTAAATTACGTTCTGCTTCAATCCAGCCCCCTATGTCCCCTTTACGAATCTTCCCAAAGTCTTTAAGAGCTCTTATTCTGTGTAATGTGACTCCCTTAACTATTTTTGTTTCACCTGTAAATTCATATTTTGTATTCATTATCTTTCCCCTGCCTTATGTAAGTTAATTTATTTATGCGTAAATCAATATGTTTCATTTTAATTGCTATCCTTTCATAGGCGCTCAATGATGCCTTTAGGTGTCTTTATGTAGCAGCCATCGGCATAAAAGGAGGCACCTAAGGAACGATAATCTATATAGTTTTTAACCTTATTATAAACATCATTTCTTATATATACTGCACACCATTTTTTAGCGTATTCGGTCATGTTGTGACTCGATGTTAAAAACATGCAGTCGTTGAAAATATCAACAATAATTGTTTTATCTTTTACCTCCTTGAATACGTCTAAATAAGCAGATAACGTTTCTTGCTGTTCTTTTGTCATATTTGCTACTTGTATTGCTTCCTCGATTGTGTCTGCAATGTAATTTTCATTTATAAACTGCATGTGTACTAAAAAGTTATGATTATGCCATGTCCTAATTAATCCGTTTTTGAGTAACTCAATAAGTTCCATTGTTGTTTCCTCCCTGTAATTTTTGAATAAAATGCATAATAATTTGTGGTCGCTTATAGCGTGGCACTATTCCATAAAAACTATTCTCTAATTCTCTTAGCCATGCTTTATTAAGGTGCTGTCCACAGGGTTTAAACCCTATTGTTATTGCTATATCATTAAAAATATACACATCAGCTAACCAGCCATTAGTTGGATTTGTTAAATAGTATTCTGGTGAAAAGTTTCGCCTTAAAAGAGGATATATGATATCCATAGGTGCTTGAAAACACTTATAGCGTTTTAAGAGCTTTTCTTGCGTTATTTTTCTATACATTTTGTACTCCTCTTTCTAATCTACAATCTTTTTGCGTTTGTATTAACTTTTTAAATTGTGCTGGACTATTGAGTGCCTTTATCCATTGACCAATGTTATCTACTTTGAAATATGAAAAATCCAAAAGAAAACTTTTTCTAAACCGGTCTTGATATGTTGTTATTTTATGTGAATATGCTGTGCTTGTTTCTATAAAATAACGGCCATGAGGCGTAAAGGCTATAAATGAAATAGGAATTTTATATGATTGAAATAAATGAACATGTCCACAAGGTGTATTCACAGTCATTATTTTTTGATTGGGAAGTGAACGGCCTGTATTTTGACTTTTTAGATTTGTTATTATCATTTTCTTTCCCTTTCTTGTAACAATAAAGCATTAAAAAGGGCTGGATTATGTATTGCATCCAGCCATTCTGTAAAATTAGACACGCTGTACTGATGTGTTAAGTATTTTCCATGCTTTTCATAAAATACTTTTTGATATTTTGTGGTTGTTCTTGAATATCTTTCATCTGTAGCGATGTAGTACGTGGTATTGTGTATCATACAATGCACTGTCATAGCAATTGGTGTCTCGTAAGACTGAAATAAGACAACATGCCCCACGGCCGTATCCATGATTACTTCAAATTGATTAGCAACGGGACGTCCTGACCGCGGGCTTTCAATATTTACAACTCTAAACATTCTATTTTCCTCCTTGATTTTTAATAAACTGTATTATGAATACGACAATTCTTTTTTAATAGCAGGGCAAGCTGTACCCTGCTTATCCGTCTTGTGTTTCCAAATACCGATGTAGTTTCGATAAAGTCCCAATCGGTACATTTTAAAAGAGACTGTAGTTTTTCTTTTACAGTCTCTGATGAAAAATCTTGTCTATAAAGTTTTAGAATTTTCATATTTAATTCACCCACAATCTTTTATAAAAATATGACAGTCATTTTCATTTCTTTTTCCATCCTTTATACATATAAATCGTCAACACTGTGTACGATAATGTTACCGTGCACTATAAAATTTCGCCCCATGCAGTACCTTACATTTTTAAGCTTTGTAGGTGCCGCAACCCGTTTTCCGCACGGGTCGTAAGCATTTTTGTCTACCCATTCATCTCTTTCTTTTTTGCTGTCAAAAACGAAAAATGAATATGCATGACGATTAAAACTGTCATAGCTTGTGTTGACACCGTATAAGCAGTGTTCGGCATAATATTTTTTAGTCATTTTGAGTACCTCCATTTTTTTTGAAACGTTTATTTCTTTAAAATCCAGCAGTGTTTTTTTTTATTAGCAGTGCTTTTTTTTTGCACTCTGTTGCATAAGTCATTGCAACTTTTAGTGCGCGTCTGACGCCCCCGCACTGACGATTACTGCAAGCACTATAGATACTGTCACTCTCTATAGCGGCCCTTGCAGCCTTATGTATGACATGTTATAATACACGTATAACTATATCGTCATACATAATTAGCTATGCGGTTATCAATGTACCGTGTTACTTTTTGCTAATCACACTGTATCACATGATGTCACACATTGTCTAATTATTAATTTCTATATGACGGTATAGTTTTTATTTATAAGAAAGGAAAAATACTATGGATACTGCAAAAATCAAAGAACAAGCACGAGCGGAAAAGCGTACTGCAACACTAACAGTACGGTTGACACCTGCTGAAAAAGCGGCATTTCAGAGCTATTGTGATGTTAATAATTATGATAGTTCATCATTATTAAGAGCATTAATGCATGAGTTTTTACTTAATGAGCAAGACACAATCAAGATACACAGCAATAGACATAATCGTAATAGTAACAATGTAACAACAACTAATAACTATTACACGTCTAATTGTGATGATGATGATAAGTAACAATATGTATACTTTTAGGGACATTATGGTTGACAATAAGTATAAAATAACTTACTTATTGTCTCTTTTTGTTTACATTATGCATTGTCTGGTTGTGTCTCTTTATGTTTCTTTTTGTGTCATTTAGGTACATTTAGAGACATTTAGGTACATTTAGGGAACAATAAGTACGATAATGAACATATTGTTCGATACCTAACAGATAAAATATCTATAACATATTTATTATGAATAGACACACAATACATAACTTTCACTCTATATGTCTCTTTTACGTCCCTTATTGTCCCCCTTAAGTCCCATAAAGCCTGACAAAAAGGAAACAAAATGAGGCATTATTGGCTACACCATGTATACCCTATACCTCTATAGGTATATTGAAGACGTTATAGATTGTTTATTGTTTCTTTATAGTCACACCTTGGGCACATTATGGCCTATATGTATCTGATTTACTTTATTATTACTATATGGGACATATGGTACAATTAGGGACATATGGGGGTATTTTTATATTTTGTAATTCATTAACCCACATTTCACAATTTTTACATATTTTTATTTTTGTGCCCCCTAAAGGAGACCATAATGAAACATCAACGAAGACCAAAAGGTGAAGGCAGTATCATTGAGTACAAAAAGGGGCATTATAGAGGCTTCTTAGACCTCGGTAGAGACCCCCAGACACAAAAACGCATCAGGAAGACCTTCACGGGTACAGACAAAAGAGAAGTCATCAAACTAATGCAGCAATATCAATATGAAAAAGAAAAAGGTATTCTTAGCATTAACAGCATGACTCCTTTTAATATTTACTGTAATCACTTCTTAGAAATCAAAGAAGGGAAAGTAAAAAGTACAACATATAAATCTTACGTTCATTATATAAATAAGCATTTTATACCCTTCTTTCATCAGACACCCCTGAAGGATATTAAGACAAAGGATATAAATACTTTTCTTATTCAACATAAAAACTATAGCAGTGCTACTACGAATGTCTATCGGACTGTCCTTAGTATGATATTTCAGACAGCAATAGCAGAAGAACTTATCTTTACTAATCCTGTATCTTTGTCTGAAAATATAAAAACAAGACAAAAAGAAATAGTACCTTTAACAATCGATGAAGCACAGCTATTACTAAATTCAGTTAAGAACATGAAGGTACATACAGGCATCCCTTGGTACCCTATCATCCTCTTATGCTTAGAATGTGGCTTTAGACGTGGTGAAGTCTTAGGTCTTCACTGGTCGGATATAGACACAATCAATAATACAATTACTATCCACCGCTCTATTGCTTCAGACACCTCTATACAAACACCTAAGACACAGAAGGCACAAAGAACAATAGCAGTAGATGCTCACACTATCAAAATACTACTCACTTATAAAAAGCATGATATTGTTGTCTTCCCGAATGCTGTTGGGTCTTATTTTGCCCCTACAGCCATTTCTGTAGCCTTTAAGCACCTTAGTGAGTCCTTAGGGCTCCATATACGCTTTCATGACCTACGGCACACCAATGCCACCTGGTTAATAGCGAAAGGTATCAATCCAAAGACAGTAAGTGCCCGTTTAGGACACAGTGATGTCTCTATAACGCTCAATAGGTACACCCATGCAGTACAAGAAGAAGACAAAAAAGCTGCCTCCCTTATAAACAATTTAATAAACAAGAAATAA